AAAACAAGTCGTAATTATCCACGACGCAAATCTGAAGAAACTCTATCCTTGGATTAGTTTGTTTGAAAAACATTTTGCTGGTCTCGCATGCGTGCATCCTGCTGCGTACGAGTCGGCTGATTCGTATGCTGCAGGATGCACGCATGCGAGACCAGTAAAATGTTTTTCGAACAAACTAATCCAAGGATATAGTTTCTTCAAGTTAGCATCATGAATAATTACGATTTGTTTTGATTTAACATTCTCAACCATCGGCAACCACTCTTTATACTTTTCAGTGTCTTTATTTTTAAAACCGAAAATAGATTGCCAAATAACAATATCATGTTTGTTAGCATCATCAACAAACTTGTCGATAGATTCTTTTACTTTATAAGAATAGTAGGGAGCCATCCATCCATCACCTTGATGGACAGGATAACCAGAACCAATACCAATCTCCCATCCCTCTTTTAATTCAGAAGGAATCTCAACAGGACGAACTGTTTTTGTTCCTTTAAGATATGCAAAATTTACTTCATGACCAAGTTCTTTCAATCCTGCCATCAAATGTTCACAGTGATTAATAATCCCACCAAAGTTGTTAAAGGTATGCATTACCATTAAAATTTTCATGTCCAAAGTCCTTGTCTAATTTTAATCAAACGAATCATCATATCTTCGTCTTCTTGCTCATAGCGTTGCTCAATTTCAGTGCACAAGTCAAGTGCTTTTCTAGTTTCTTCTTTTTCTTCTTCGGTACGATCCTCGTAGTCAAAGAATCCTTTATTATTCTCGCGACGCTTATCGCAGATAGTGTTCCAACCAGAAATCTCGTATGGGTCAGGACGCTTTGGTCTCTTAACAGTCCACCATGTATATAGATCTAGTATTTCTTGCGCTTTGATGGCTTGACTAGTAGGTTTACCATACCTTGGGTCATCCTTGTCTAACATCTCGTCTTCATTCCAAACAAGGTTACGTTGCCATTCTAGATTAGCAAGTCCGCACTCTGGATTGCGCCAAGTGCGCCAACGGAACCAACCTGTAGCATACCAAGGCGATTTAAACTTCTTGCGTGCCTCTTTATCCCAAACAACATGCCACCACGCAAGTTCTACTTCCACAAAATCGACAAGTTCATTGAAGAGGCATGGTAGGAAGCGATTTCCGACATCACACCAGTCTCCTGGTTTAATGTCACGAGGATGGGCAGTAAGAGAATGAGTGCGAGTAACCCAGCGATTATTGATGTAGTATTTAACAGAGTAAATCGCATCAGGGATGTATAGAATTGCGTTCTGAATGGCATCAAGACCTTCTTCTGCAAGCCAGTAACGAAATTTGTGTGCTTCTTTTGCAGCTGCATTCCAGTTTCTCCATCCCTTTGATGTTTCTGCGTGTGGCTTCGCTGTTCCACGAAGCCAATCAGCGAATTTTGTACATGACCAATAATTAGTGCGCATTGTTTATTTCCTAAAATTATATTATACTATAATCGTCTATAAATGTCAAGAGAAGAATTCTTCTATGTCCGCTTTCATTGCGTTCGAATGATATTTGGCAAGAACTTCTTCGCCAAGTTTATTGCGAAGATAGTCATACCACTCCTGCTCTTCCCACATTCCTGGAGAAACACCATTCCACAGTTTTTTCCATAGAGGGTGTTCTTTATTCAATCTACGAGATTCAACATATTCATATCTAGTATTTTCATATTCGTATGAACCAAGTTCTAACATATTTTCACGAAGATACACAACAAGAGAAACACGCTCAGAACCTTCTTCACAAACAATTGGTGTGTTACCATGAATAACCTCATGATTATTTACCAGCAACAAATCTCCTGGGCGAACATTTACTGCGATGCGAATTTCAGGAAAAATCAAATATCCACCTGTATATCTACCATCATTAGATAATGTCAATAGATTAGAAAGACCATCAGAAAAATCACCTGCGTCGCGATGAGCAGCTGTTCTAAATGTTTTATTTACTGTTACTGTAGTAAAGGGTGTTTCGGGAATAACAAATCTTGGATCAATCTTATCAGTTGCTGCTTTCTGAGCAGAATATCTTGTTGGGAGAAGTGTCTCAAATCCTCTAGACAAGTGTTGAAGGAAAGGATATGCCATCTTAAACTTCTCAAAGTTATCACGAGTATATGTAGTCGCACGACCAAACGGAATACGAGGATAACGATCGAACCAACCTGCGATACCAGAATCAACAGGATTACCATAAGAAGTTTCGCTGATCATCTTCATAGTTTCTTTTGTTGATTCTGCTCTTTGCGCAGGTGTCATAGGAATAATACTATCAACCCATTCATCGAAATTAAATTTATTTCTAAATCTTGAGATAACCCAAACATTGTTTTTACCAGAACCAAGTGCTTTTAAACGTGCTTCTGGTGTTGGATAACGTGATCTAACATCTTCAATAACATCTTCATCGCCGAGTTTTGCTTTCTCTGCATTTAGCAAAGCAAGCATCATTTCTTCCTGATAATTAGTAACCCACTCACGACCTTCACCAGTTACCGATGTTCCTTCTTTAATGCCAGAAGCAAGACCACGATTTTCAGTGCGAACAGCTGCTTCACGCAAACCAGTATATGCTGCATCCTGTTCTTCTTTCGTAAAAAAGTTTTTTCTAAACTTAAAAGCAATGTGTCTCTCATCAGGTTCAACACCATAACCAGAAGGAAGATAACAATCTGTATCTTCTTCAATCAGAATATCATAATTAGACTCATCAACAAACATACCGAGTAGATGTTCACAGTCATGCTTCTGTTCAATTTTAATTATCCTTGTCATACCTTAAACCCCTCGAAATCGTTTTCTTCTATTCGTTTACCAAATGTGCTTTGATCAAACAAAGGAACATCATTATCAACTTTACCCATACCACCCAAATTACTTTGAGCGCTCATTTCAACATCATAAAGACGCATATGTTTGCGATCAACACCAACAATAAATCTCTTGTAAAAGTTTGGGTCAGAATAGCGATTCTTTAATTGTTTCACCATAATCTGATTCAACTCTGCCAGTTCTTCTGTACTAATTAACGCAATCATCAAGTCAGCTGTTGCTGGTAAGCCAAATGATTCAGAAGTATCCTCAAGACCAATATCAGTGTTACTATAACCAGAACGAGTAGTTTGGGTGGCAGAAATAATTGGAACTTTGTATTCAACAGCCAAACCACGAAGCTCTTCTGCGATTGCTTTAATATATGTATAAGAGTTTACATTTCCACTCAGCTTCAAACGCTGGCTTGCGCAAATATTAATATAATCAATAAAGACAATATCTGGAATAAACTCTTTCTTTAATCTAAGTTCTTCAAGTAAAGCACGGAAGTGACCAGAATGCGCAGAAGTTGTTGGATATTCTTTAACGATCAATTTACCTTGTGTCTTTTCTTTTAATTTGTCAACACGAGAATCAAACACTCTACGTTCAACCATCTTTAATCCTTCCATAGAAAGATCTAGTAGGTTTGCATCAATACGTTCTGCAATCTTTTCTTCAGCCATCTCCATAGTTATGTATAAGACATTAAACCCTTTCATCAAAATAGATGAGGCGAAATGACACATAGCCAAAGATTTACCAACACCAGTACCAGCAAGAATAATATTCAGTGTTTTTTTACTGACTCCTCCGTTTGTGATTTTGTTGAGGAGATCGATGTCGAAAGGAATTTTCTCTTCAACCCTGTGGTAAAAATCATAGCGATCAGCAGCATTTTCCAGATAGTCATGACCAACATTATTATCAAATGAAATGGCAAGAGCATCACTAAGAATAGAAGGGATAGCATCTTGATTGTGATGCTTGTCTTTACCATCAATGATTTTAATCGAAGATAAGATCGCATTATAAACTGCCTTGTCTTTACAAAATTTTTCGGTTGAAGAAAATAACCAATCTTGATTTGTTTTTTCATCCGAAAACGCATCAATGGTTTCGTTAATACTTTTTACTTGTTCATCTGTTACATCAGTTCTATTACTTACTTCAATTTTAACAATATCAGCAGAAGGAATCTTACTGTATTTTGTAAAAAACTTATCAATCTCCTCAAAGACTACACGATCAGTTCTTTCAGTAAAATAGTCTGGAACCAGAAAGGGCATAACCTTTCTGGCATATTCTTCATTAACAATTAGATTTGAAAAAATCTGATTTTCAATTCTCATTCAACTCTTCCTCAAGTTCTTCAGTTTCTTGCTCAACATCACTACCATAATTATACTTTGATTTACAATATTTGTCAAGTTGCGCTAAGATATCTTCTGAGAAAAAGTCGGAAGGATTGTTTGCAATATTTTTACCAAAAACTTTTCTACCATCATGCACTTCAATTCGACCACCCTGCGCTTTCCAAATACCTGCCTCAACAGCAAGATCGGTAAGACCATGATAGCGATCAAGTCCTTTAGTGAAAGACAACTTTGTCTCAACCATTGACTTCTCACGAGTAAATCGAGACTTTTCTAGTTTACATTTAATAATATTACCAATAACTTCAGTTCCGTCTTTGTCTTGTGACTTAGATAAGAACACAATTGTTGATGCTGCATATTTCAGTCCATCACCACCACCCATAACTTTAGTTGGAATATAAGCACCAACTGCTGCATAGGTATGATTAGTCACAACCATAGCAATATCAAGTTTCGCCAACTTCAAAGAAAGCACTCTGAAAGCGCCTCGAATCAACTGCGCACGAGTCATATCTCGTGTATCTTTCCCCTCAAGTGTATCTTCCATCTCTTTAGCAGTTGAAAGCATACCCAATGAGTCAAGGAACAACATCAAAGGTGGGCGATCTTTCTTTGATGTTTTTTCATAAGCATCAAGAATTTTAGATGCTTGAGTGCGAAACTCTTGAATCGTAGAAACAGGAACAATCACAAAACGCTTGGTATCAATACCACGTTCCTGAAGCATATCCTTCGTTAACGCACCTTCTGTTTCAAAGTAAACGACTCCAGCTTGTTCGTTAGTGCGTAGAAAATTTCCCGCAATACCGAGAGCATAAAAGGTCTTTCCTGTGGAAGACTCGCCAGCCAGAGCTGTAACTTTGTTGCTAGGTAGACCACCATGGATGCTACCACTGATAAGAGCATTAAAGGCGTAAGAACCAGTGTCGATAAAACTACCAGTATCACCAACAACACCATCATCAGCCAATCCCGCATATTCATTATCAAGTTCCTTTACAATATTTTTTAAAAAACTCATTCCGATTTCTCCTCTTTCGTTTCAGTTTCATCTAACTCATACTTAATTTCTTGCGCAATCATTGAAAGATATTCAACAGCGCAAACAAGACAGTACGAAAGTTTATCGTATCCAAATTCTGGCATGTTCACACGAAACACATAATCATCTCGCACTTCTCCATGTTTTGGGCAAATGCATTTTGGTGGTTTATATGAAACCGAAACATCACTTTTAATTTCTTTTTCTGTAGACATTTTTAAATTATACCTCTGTTCTGTTTAAATGTAAAATTATTATGCGAAAAATTCTTCTAGATCAGTTTTCTCAACAATACTCCAATTAATTGAATCAAGAATTATTGAAAGTGGGTCTAGAAAAACTTTCTCAAACTGTTTATCATAATCTATGTATTTATGTAGATTCAGCTCAGTTGGGAGAACACCAACAAAAGAGATAATGTTCTCATGTATTGTATTCGGTTCACGAAGATAAACGAATTTAATTTTGTCGCCATTCTTAATCAACTGATACTTGTTTGAAAGATTCATTTCTTTTATGTAATGATTATAGAGTAATGCTCCACGAACATGTATCGGGGTTGCTTTTTTATATATTGTAGAGTTAGATCTGTAGTCACCCAAATCATTTACTCCACGAGGGAAAGCAATTTCCTCAACAGACATCCCATTAAATTTCTTTTGAAATTCAAGAACGAACTTTCTAAGATCCGTCTCATCACCAATCATAATTACTTTAATGGCATCTTTTAAAGTTTCACGAATGGTAGCAGGTGTTGATGATTTAACAACCTCGAGACCCATAATCTTCATCTTAGGTTGTGCATACTGAACACCCTCAGAGTTATGAACATTGAGAACATAGCGTTTCTTGGCAGTCCATATACCTTTGTCGGCGATAGACTCACGCTTCATAATCATTTTCTGATCATAAGCATTCTGCCTTCGAGCAAGTTCCTGATAACATTTATCGATGAATGGCTGAACCTTTTCTTCACATATCTTATCGATTGTTGCTACAACTTTCTGAGTGTCTTTTTGTTGTTCTTTTGTGAAGATAGAATCAACAAGCGGAGCCATATTAATATACACAGAGTCAGTATCAACAGCAATAACATAGTCTGCTCCTTCAGTCTTTAATAGTTTGTTAAAATATTCGTTAAGTCTGTCTTGAATCCAGCGAATAGAAAGTTGACCAGAAAGTGTAATCCCTTCTGATAGACGTTTGTCATAGTAACGAAAATATTGATTAGCCAACGCACCATAAGCAGAGTTAAGAGCAATCTTTAGCGCCATCTGTAAATTATTAAGTCTAGAGATTTCATTTGTTAGTGCGTGGTTCTTTGTATTTTCATATTCCTGTTGAATATTTAACATTTGCTTCTTTGCTTTGCTACGATCAGTGTACATCTTTTCCATTAACTCAGGAAGGAAACCACGAACATCTTTACGATAACACCAGCCATTCGCAGAGATAGAAAGACCATTATTCTCTGGCGCTTCTTTTAGAAATAACTCTACTCCACCAGAAACACTCTTTACAATAGTTTCTGGTGACATGTTATACTGCATAATCAAATGCGGATATAGACTGTTTAAGTCAAACGAAACTACCCAGCGATGAAAACCAATCAGAGGATCTTTAACATATGCGCCTTCAATTGCTGTGTCTTTAGAGTTACCAGTCTTTGGGGGAATGACAATCTTTTTTGCACGTAAATGATTATAGATGATTGTATCCCACATACGCACTTGTGAGAACACATCTTCATAGTTTACTTTTGCGTTATACGCCATAACAATAGCAAGTTCAATCAACTTCATCTTGTCTTCGAGCATGTCAACAAGAGAAGTATCATGAATGTTATAATCAACAAAATCACGCCAGTGGTTTGTATAAAAATCTTTAAACGATTCTCCAGGATTTTCTTTCTTGCGCTCACCAAGTTCTACGAATGTGATGTGATCAAGACGATATGATTCTTGCATCGTATAAGTAAACTTCTTATAAAGGTCAATATAATCAAGAACACTCACGCCAATTATATCATAAGCAATTTCTTTATTACCTTTAATATAGATTTCTCTGCGAGTTATCATGTTCCAAGGAGAAATCTTTTTAGAATCATCTTCTCCGAGCACATTATGAATACGCTGAATAAGATACGGGATGTCAAACAAATTAATGTTCCATCCTGTTACAATATCTGGCATATTCTTACGCCAAAATGTTAAAAACTCACGAAGCAATTTTGCTTCTGAGTCACAATGAATGTAGAAAGGACATTTACCATCATATGGTTTGCGACCAAAAACTGTTAGACGTTTGGTCTTACTATCCATCAACGAGATGAGAAGAATCTCTTCGTTCGCTGTTTCAATATTCGGGAACCCATCTTCAGTCTCAGTTTCAATATCAATAGAGAAACATTTAATTTTGTCTTTGTCGTAAGCAATTTCTGACGGATAATTATCCGAGATGTATTGGTAAGCATAGTTTAAATTTCCATAGATTTTAAAACCCTCAACACTTTCATATCTCTCTATAAAGTCGCGAGTATCTTTAATGTTGCCAGGAGAAAATGCGTACACGACTTCTCCGTCCAATGTACGCATCATTTCTTTCGAGTTTTTATGTTTTGAAGTTACGTAAAGAGTAGGATTAAAATCTACTTTCTCTTTGAATGGTTCACCATTTTCATAGCCACGTACGAGAATTTTATTCCCGATTGAAATGGCATTTGAATAAAAAATCATAACACTCCCTCATGTTTATTTTACTATTATAGTTTAAACGGAGTTTTTTGTAAAATTTATTTACCATGCACTAATTGCATAATATCATAAGCACAATCATGGACAGGATGGTGTTTAATTACATTCGCTCCTTTATCGAAAGGAATGTTTAAATCACAGTATCCGTTTTTAGTTGTTTCACACAAACAATCAAGAGCAGTTCGAACATCACGCCAAGAGTTATATGGAGCGAGAAGATCAACACCTATTACTTTACATAAACTGTCAATACACATTTGATCAAGAGAACCACGTGACCAGAATGTTGATTTATCTGCGTCTTTAATATAATTGCGCAGTTTAGAAATCGCAACATCAGCAAGTAAGTCAGTTTCTGTTGGAACAAAACTTACTTGGCGAATAGCAGGATGAATTTTACTCCACCATTCAATCGTAGACTTGTCAATCGTGCGATTGTAATTAGTCACCTGATCTTCTACGCTCAACTTAACAAACAATGCGTCATCAAGATACTGATTGTATGTTCGCTCTTTATCGTTTGGATCAAATCTAATAATCGCAGCAGACAGGATAACACTGGTAGACTCTACACCGATTGTCTCAATATCAAACATATGCATCATATTAACACCTACTTGTTTCTTCTACCAATTCCTGGAATTTATCTTCAGTCAACTCTTCTGTCAACCCACACCAAACAGTTGGTTTGATTTTTTTACCATCCCAATTTTTACCCCAATCGCTACCATCCCAAGTAGCAAAATGATCATAATCGCTTTGTTTAGTTTTAATAATGTAACGACCATGTTTTAATGGTTTAATTTTTGCATCAAAATACTCTGTCCTTGGTAGTTGCCAGAGAATATCTGTTTGTACATTTTCTATGTAGTCTTCATAAGCAGAATCTAAACCAGCGAAATCAACTACATCTGATGGTAAATTTTCAATAGATTGTTTGTCAGAAATATTATAGTTGTAATAATCATCTTCACCATCAATCCACTGACCACAAAATGCCATACCTCCCTCGTGATATAGCGCATCTACATACCAGTCGTTTTCAAACAGATACTCATAAAGTGCAATCGGTGGACCCCAAGCAGTGTCAAAAGAAATCCAAATTGTGTCATCATCTTCGCGATTCCAGTCGATAAGGGAAATATCCCACTTAGTTCCCCAATTGTTAATATTCCAATCGTACCAATTATCCTCTTGATCTGCTGGGCGAGGACGTAGATGTTGAAACACTTGTCGATCGTCTGCGTTCTCTAGAACCTTTGCGAGCGCATCAATCTTTTCTTTACTTGCTGTCAGCCTGACACTATTATCACACCAATTCGGCATCATCATCTCCTATATGTTTATTTACAATTTTAACCATTTCATATCTTTCAGATTTCTTTAGTTCATCTGCTTTAATGTCTGCTTCCCACAGAGAAGTGCATAACTCTGTTCTAACAACTCTGCCTTCATTAAAACATCTAACAAGAAATATCATTTTACATTCTCTTTAATTGCTATCTTTGTTTCTACTAAAAATTTATCAAGATAACTAGCAATACCACTAAATCCTACAGTCGCAACAGTTATCCCTAAGAAAAAACCAAATATGAGATTAATCATTTAGAAAGTTCCTCAATAGATTTTACTTCAAATTCACCCCATCGTTTACTAGAAGAATTTGTTAATGCTCCATTTTTACTGGAAAAAGAAAAAGAGATACCTGTTTTCGTCATACGATTTTTCCAAATAGGATATGGTAAAACAAACATACGATACGCAGTCTTTTGTATATTTTCATCCATATAGGTTATGAATATACGTAAC